AACGTCGTGAATGTGCAAACCTATGCCCCCTGCCCACTTGCTGATGGAGGCGCAATCGTGTATCGTGTCAAAAATTCCGTCGATTGAATCTGCTTTATTTGCCACGAGGAAGCAACTCGACATTTGCGAGTGATTTGTCCCGGCGTTGAAGAGGGTCGGCGTGGCGTGAATGTACTTGTGCAGACTGAGATCGTCGTACGTTTTCAGCACGTTGTCGACGTCTTCGCCGTGGATACCGATGGCGACTCGCATGTACATGTACTGTGGCGTCTCCAGGATCAGGTTGTCCACCTTGGTGAGATACCCTCGCTGAAGCGTCTTCAGTCCAAAAAAACTGAAATCGTAATCGCGTTCCGGGACGATTTTGTCCTTGACGAGCGCCGACACCTTGACGACCTCGTCGGTCACGATGCCCGCGGCTTTTAATTTTTTCATGGCGTTGTTGAAGTTGTTGGGTGCTGTCTTCTGAATGTTACTGGCGACGATCCTCGCCGCGAGCAACTCATAATCAGGATCGGTCGTGAAGAGGGCGATGCACGTCTCCGCGCTCAGGTCGTCGATCTCTCTGGTGTGAATCCCATCGTACATCGATGAGAACACCTGTTGAGCCACGACCTGACTGTCCACCGCCGGTGAGAGACCGTCGGTGAGTTTGCTTATCCTCTGCACGACCTTGTCGAAGCGACAATCTTCAACACGACCGTTTCGTTTGATTACCTTCATTTTCCCCTGTGTTTCTCTACACTACCCTTGATTTTTTAAGTCTTTCATTTTTTGCATTCCATGCGGACGTGACCCGATCGAACCGGCACGGCACCCACGGTTTCGAACTTTCGCGTCGGCGCGAGGAGGTAGGTGTTGTTGTAGAAATCGCCCTGGATCCCAGGCTTGGACACAGGGGCGTAACTCCCGACGAAGCACGCCGGGGCTTGGCACTTGGGAGCAAAGTCGACGTGCGCCGGCTTGGAGGCGAACGAGTCGAAATCACTGTAGTACACCATTCTTGTTGTTTGAAACATAGCAACAATTTTTTTTTGGTGGTGTCTAGTAAAGGAGGATGGACGCCACAAGTCTGAAACAGGTCGACACACCCCTGAACCAATTATATTTTTCACAATTCAATCGAGCTCTCGTACAGAGAGCGATTCGCGAGACTTTTAAGCGTCGTCACGGTTTGGCGATCGATTACCAAAAGGACGAAGACGTGTACGCGCTCATGCGTTCGGTCTTCGTGCTCAACGAGGGTGACCATTACAACAACGTGCATGAACAAGTCCGAGCCATGAACACGATCGTCATCAACAACGCCGTCGCTCAGATCAAGTCGGGTGTCGCCCAATATCTTCATTACATAAAGGACATCGAGACTGCCGCGGAACCGATCGCGCGCCCGATCAACACCAGCACGCACGGGAAAAAGATGGACTACAACGACAAGATCGGTATCAATTAAAGCGTATGTACGAGACCTACATATGTTGAACACTTACAAAGAGGAAACCCAAGCGCTGTGTCGAGAGAAGGGATGGGACAAAGCCGACATCAGCACGGTGTGGCTCTTACTCACGGAAGAGATCGGTGAACTGGCGTCGGCGATACGTCAAGCGACGAACACTTTCAAGAAGACCGGGTTGAAGAAAGAGCGCGGACAGGATCTCATGATGGAGATGACGGACGTCCTCAGTTATTTGTTTCAAATCGCCGGCATGCTCAACCTGGATCTCGATCTGAGCTGGCAGCAACACCGGAAAAAGCTCAACACTAAAAAATATGTCAGTCTAGAATAACACAGAACCATCAATCATGAGTTTCGTGATGGCGAACGACAAAAATTCGATGGATCGCCTGAATCCGTTCGTCACGTTTCCACCCGGTGGAGTTCGCCGCACCGGGGACTTTGCGGATTTCACGAAGATGTTCGATGAAGACCACGGCGTGTTGAAGCCGGACGGATCGAGCATCGCGTGTAACGTCTCCCGCACCGCGGGTGATCGCACGATTGATTTCTGCACGGATACGCTGCCGAACTGTGCGGCGAACAGACCGCATTACCCGAACAGACAGATCGACGAGGGACACACAGGGTACGTACGGAAGAGATGCGTACCTAAGAAGGTCACGGTGACACCGCGACGCGCCATCACCACCGCTGTCGTGCGTTACAATAAAACACGCGTGCTCTTGGCTATTTTATTATTTGTATTTATCATTTATTTATTGCAATAAGAGTCTCAGTATGAGATATAACCGATCGAGCGCGTCTTCATCCAAGCATTCCTCGATGAGGTCGTGAAACACAGATTCACACAAGTGTTTCGCGAGTTCCATCTGCCATGGCGCATGTCTGTTCACGTAGGGTGGCGTGAATGTGCGATCGAGCACTTTCATCGAGTGCATCGCTCGAATGATCGTCCGAGAATCCTCACCCTTCTCGTCCAAAAGCGTGCGAAGGGTCATCTGCACGATGCGCTGCCGAACCTCCAGCGTCTTCTCGACCATGCAGTCGAGAAACTTTTCGTACGGAATGTTCCTTCTGAGCGAGCAGATCTCGACCCATTCACCCACCGGACGCGTGTTCAAATATTCCGTGTACTCCACGTACTCTCGTTCCGATTTGATGTATCTCGTGTACGATATTTCCACATAATCAAGTCCAGACTCGACCTCGTGCATATATTTCGCGGAGTGTACGAAGGCTGTCATTTAACTGTTTCCTGTGATATTTTCTTTAACCACACACCGCGACGCATGACGTCCACGAGATACCACTGGGTACAGAACGCATGCTTCTCGCTTCTACTGACGCTCGACGACTTCCGTCGAACGTTCGACCCTTCGAAGATATTACCGTCCTGGGTCAGAATCACCACCGTCACGATGATATGCAAGCGTCGGCGCGTGACGGACGTCGAAAAGTTTAGGCGTGCGTTTGAACGCGTGCAAAAGATCAACATGTCCCTGGGTGACGGTCCGGCGTCGTACGAGTGGAAGCTCGGGACGACAAAGCGCGCGTTTTACAACCAAGTCACGCTCGAGAACAGAGATGGGTACAGTCGACGTTCGGTCAAGCTCTTCAAGAACGGCACCGTGCACGTCACCGGGTGCACGGACGTCGTCGACTGTCATAGGTGCATCAAACAAATAAATCTGCTTTTTTCAAAAATCACTGGGGTGCCCACCGAACCGACGGACGAAAATTTCCAGATAGTGATGATCAACTCGAGTTTCACGATGAACTACAAACTCAACCTTCTCGAGGTTGAAAAATGTTTCAGAGAACACCCGAGCGTTTTCATCGAAACCCATTTCGAGCCGGGTGACTACAGCGCGGTGAAGGTAAAGTTTAGACCCAGCTATGACATGAAACAAGTGACGGCGTCCATCTTTAACACCGGAAACGTGATCGTCACCGGAGCTAACACGTATAAGGAGATAGCGTACGCGTACAATCTCATCGTGACAACCCTTCACGACTACACCGGTGGACGTTTATTGTGCACACCCTACAACGTCCCCGAAAGGTTTGACACGAAATTTCTCGGGTTTCGCATCGACGACCTGCTTCCGATCCTGAGACGCCAGGGGCACAAATCTTGGTGTCTCACGACGACGAACAGGCAAATAAATTTCTCTCACTAACTGTAATAATACATAATGAGTCAGCGTTTGGGCATGGCAGACGGACGATGCTTCTCCATCAACAGCTCTTCCCAACTCGTGAACAATTACATCATGCAACAAGCTAACATTCGCATGGAAGACAACTATTCCTACCGACAGTTTTTACAAAAAAGCGGACCGACTCTCTTGAACAAGATCCAAGATGACGTCCAAGGCAAGGGTCCGTGTCTCTCGTGCGACAAGCCTCTCATGGATCTGCGCGACATGTACTAATTAAAATTTCCCAGTCCACCAACAAGGAAGGATGGATTGTGGGATATGCCTCAACCCCGTGCGGGAGACTCGAGGAACAACCGCCATCCGCTGTGGACACCTCTTTCACAAGACGTGCCTCACCCGATGGGAAGAGCAAGGCAAGAACACGTGTCCCATATGTCGTCGAGTGTACAACGCAAAATCGTACACCGTGCACGTGACCGTACAAAACAACATCACCGGTGTGAGTAACACGATCGCACTGGCTGAGAATTCCATAATGGACGTGTTCGATGTCTTCGAATTACGAATGGACATGGAACCGATCGATTTAGACCGTCTTTTTGAAGACCTTGGGGTGAGTATGTCCGACTTTGATCCCAGTACGTTTAACACAGAATGAGTCACAGTACGTCTTGTAGTTCAGCGACTCGTACGCCCGAGACGCTTTGCGAGGATCTTTGATGACCGCCCCTTTGGCGTCGACGTAGAGTGGTCCGGTCGCCCACCCTCGCTTGTGACTCCACATGTTGCACGGGAATGTGATGACCCGACCTTTCGTGGGCACGCGAAGG